GAGGAGATCGACCCTATTCTCAGCATAACCACGAAAGCCGCCTGATCATGACCTCAGGCCATCTGGGAAATTACACCACCTTGACGGACGCTACCAAGCTCGGTCGTTCGGGAGCATATGCGTGCAGCCCAGTTGCGCCGCTTTCCGGCAGTGAAGCCATCAACTTATCGAAAGCTTTTCGGTCGCCACGAACATCGCGTGGTTGCCGAGGAAAAGCTCGGCCGGACCCTGAGGCCGGATGAGCACGTACACCATCGAGATCACAACCGGCAGAACAACGCTCCGGACAATCTGGAAGTACTGCCTGCGCGCGAGCACCTGGCTTTGCACGCCGCGCTGAGAAGGAAACCAAAATGCTGACTTTGAGACCCTATCAGGAGGCTGCCATTGCTGCCATCTACAATTACTACGGCGAGAATACTGGAAATTGCTGCGTTGTGATCCCGACCGCCGGGGGCAAGAGCTTGGTGATGGCCGCCTTCATCGAGGGCGTGCTGAAAGCTTGGCCTGACCAGCGCATCCTGATCGTGACCCATGTGCGCGAGCTGATCGTCCAGAACCATGCCGAGATGATCGGGCTCTGGCCTGCGGCCCCGGCCGGCATCTATTCGGCGGGCCTCGGCAAGCGCGAGGCACGGGCGCAAATCCTCTTTGCAGGCATCCAGTCCATCCACCGCCGCGCCCACGAGATCGGCCATACCGATCTCGTGCTGATCGATGAGGCGCATCTAATTCCAGGCAATACCAGCACGATGTATAGGCGCTTCCTCGACGGGCTGGCCCGGATCAACCCCGCGCTCAAGGTGATCGGGCTCACTGCCACGCCCTTCCGGCTCGACAGCGGCATGCTGCACGAGGGCAAGAATGCCCTTTTCACCGACATTGCCTATGAGGCCCCGGTCCGTGAGTTGATCGACGCTGGCTATCTCAGCCCGCTCGTGTCGAAACAGCCTGCCACGCGCCTCGATGTTTCCAAGGTCGGCACCCGTGCGGGCGATTTCATCCAGCGCGATCTGGCAGCGGCGGTGGACAAGGAGGCCATCACGCGCGCCGCGGTTACCGAGATCATTGAACATGGGCGCGATCGGAAATCCTGGCTGGCCTTCTGTTCGGGCGTCGAGCACGCGCGCCATGTGGCTGAGGAGTTCGGCCGGCAGGGGGTCATCTGCCGCACAATCTTCGGGGATACGCCGAAGGACGAGAGGGACGCGATCATTGCCGCCTTCAAGCGCGGCGAAATCCGCGCGCTGGCCTCGATGGGGGTGCTGACCACCGGCTTCAACGCGCCGGCGGTCGATCTGATCGCGCTCCTGCGTCCCACCAAATCCGCAGGCCTCTATGTGCAAATGGTCGGTCGCGGCACACGACTGGCGCCGGGCAAGGAAAACTGTTTGGTGCTCGACTTCGCCGGAAACGTCCGCCGCCATGGACCGATTGATCTGGTGCGGCCCAGACGGCCCGGCGAGGCCGGTGGTGGCGAGGCCCCGACCAAGGTCTGCCCGGAATGCGACAGCATCATCGCCCTTTCGGCGATGGAATGCCCTGACTGCGGCTACGTCTTTCCGGCCCGTGAGGTCAAAATCGCTCCCACAGCCGCCACGCTGCCGGTCCTGTCGCCGAAGATGCAATGGCTGCCGGTTCATGGCGTGTCCTACAGCCGGCACGACAAGCTGGGCGGGCAGCCCTCGCTCAAGGTCACCTACAGCTGCGGGCTCAAGTCCTATAGCGAATGGGTCTGTATCGAGCATCAGGGGTACGCGCGTCAGAAGGCAGCTGAGTGGTGGCGCAAGCGCGCGCCGGGCTTCGCGGTGCCGCTCACCGTTGATCAGGCCATCGCGCAGGCCACGCGTCTTGCTCGCCCCAGCGCAATCTCGGTCCGTCCCTCGGGCCGCTATGTCGAAATCTCCGGCCACAGGTTTGACCCATGCGCGCAATCCACACCGGCCTCTGCGCCGTCTGCCACCGGCAACCTCGCGGGTTTGGCTGGTTCAACCCACACCATCGGCTCTCCGACGCGCGGCGCTACACCAGCCGCAAGCACCTCTGCAGCCGGACCTGCCAGGACATCTGCCATGGGAGGAAGGGCATGATCGATCCCACCCCGAACGAGGCCGAGGCCATGACCGTCGGCGGCCAACAAGGCGGCGAGTATCTCGAGAGCATCGGCAAGTCCGACCTCGCCACACTGAACGAGACCGAATGGGACCGCTTCATCGATGCGGTCGTGACCGGATATTGCGACCACCTGCGCGAGCTTGCGGCCAAGGACCGCAAACGCCTCGACGCCACAACCCCCGAGGTGCCCTTCTGATGGCTGACACATCTTTCATGGCGCGCTTCGGCGCGCGGCTCGTCACCAATGGCTATGCCATCCTGCCGATCGGTCCGGGCACGAAAAAGCCCGGCCGCTTCCAGCGCGGGGCATGGGCGGATTACCCGGAATGGAACCGCCATGCCGAGCGCGGCACCACCGAGGTCGAGGTTGCGACATGGTCATCTTGGCCGGATTGCGGTGTCGGGATCGTCGGCGGCGCGGTTGCGGCGGTCGATATCGACATCAAAGTCGATGCAGACTTGGCGCTGCAGATTGAGCAGCTGGCGCGCGCCCGCCTCGGTGATACGCCGGCGCTGCGCATTGGCCGGGCCCCGAAGCGGATGTTGGTCTATCGCACGGCCGAGCCATTCCGGGGCATCAAGCGCCATCCGTTGGAAGTGCTCTGCCTCGGGCAGCAGTTCGTGGCCTATGCCATCCACCCCGACACCGGCGCGCCCTATGCCTGGCCAGAGGAGGGGCTGGCGGACATCGACATTGCCGACCTGCCGGAAATCTCCGCAGAGGCTGCCACAGCTTTCCTCGATGAGGCCTACGCTCTGCTGCCCGAAGCCCTGCGTCAGAGGGGGCTGGCGGCCCTGACGCCACCAACGGAAGCCTCACGCAGCCACAGCCAGATTGGCACCTTGCCCGCGATAGAGGCCGCCCTCGCATGGCTGCCGAATGCCGAGCTCGATTATGACAGCTGGATGCGGGTCGGCATGGCCCTGAAAGGCGCGCTTGGTGAGGTTGGGGGCGATCTCTTCGCTGATTGGTCAGCGCAGGCGGCCAAGGACGTGCCGGCGACCACGATGCAGGCTTGGGCCAGCTTCAAGCCCGACCGGATCGGGGCTGGCACGATCTACCATCTCGCCATGGAGCGCGGCTGGCAGCCTGACCCAGACTTGCGTCTGGACGGCAGCCTGCCCGAGGACGGCGACCATCCTGCGGCGGGTCTGCTGGCGAGGCTGGATGTTGCTGCGGTTGCCGCCGCAGTCTCCGCCCCCACATCTGCGTACGCCCTCGCCATCCCTGACGGGCTGGTAGGCGATCTGACCGATTACATGTTGACCACCGCCCGGCGCCCGCAGCCGCTGCTGTCACTGGGGGCCAGCCTCTGCGCCATCGGCGCGCTGATGGGGCGGAACTACCGCACCGAAAGCAACCTGCGCTCGAACCTCTATGTCGTGGGCATCGCAGACAGCGGCTCGGGCAAGAACCACGCCCGCGAGATCATCAACGAGACCTTCTTCGAGGCTGGGCTCGCCCATCACCTTGGGGGCAACAAGATTGCCTCCGGCGCAGGGCTGCTGACGGCACTGCACCGCCAGCCTGCGATCCTGTTCCAGATCGACGAGTTCGGCATGTTCCTGTCAGCGGCAGCTGACAGGAAGCGCAGCCCACGCCACATCACCGAGATCCTCGACAACATGACCGAGCTTTACACCTCGGCCGGCGGGATCTTCCTTGGCGCGGAATACGCCAACCGGGATGGATCGAACGAGCGGCGCGACATCAATCAGCCCTGCCTCTGCGTCTACGGCACCACGACGCCGCTACATTTCTGGGGTGCCCTCCAGGGGGCCAACGTCGTTGACGGCTCGCTCGCGCGCTTCCTGATCCTGCCCAGCGACGAGGACTACCCGGATGAAAACATCGCCGTCGGCATCCGGCAGGCACCACCCGCGCTGATCCAAGGGCTGCAACTGATCGCCGCCGGCGGTGGGGTTAGGAAAGGCAATCTGACCGGCAAGACCGCCGATCAGAATACCGCCGTGAACCCGATGATCGTGCCCATGACCGAGGAGGCTCGGGCCCGGTTCCGCCAACTCAGCATCGAGCTGACGGAGGAGTTGCGGGCGGCAGCGGGCACGGCCTTCACGGCCATCCTCGCCCGCATCGGTGAGAACGCCCTCAAACTCGCGCTTATTGTGGCAGTGGGGCGCGATCCGGCCCGGCCCGAGATCGAGATCACGGCTGCGGAATGGGCCATCACCTTCGTGCGGCACTATGCACAGCGGACCATAGAAGCCGTCGAGCGGCATGTCGCGGACACCGAGACCGAGGCGCATCTGAAGCGGCTGAAGGAGATCATTCGTGCATCGGGGGCCAAGGGCATCACCAAATCCGAGATCACTCGGGCCTCGCAATGGCTGAAATCCCGGGATCGCGATGAGATCCTGCTCACCCTGATCGAAAGCGGCGACATTACCACCGGCATGCGCGGGTCATCGACCAAGCAGGCCATGGTCTATCGAATGGCCCGCTGGGGTGGCCCTTGGCGAGATGCTTCAGGGCGCAAAATCATGCAGAAGGAACCTTGATCATGTCTAACCATCTGACAACGATACCAAAATTTAGATCCGTCACGTCCTTCAATCTTTCAAGAGGACACCTACCCCCCTACGCGTGTACGTGCGCGCGGTATAAATAAAGAATGACTACCCCCTATAACTATATAATAATATGAAATATATATATTATATAGGTACGCCAATGGGTTAGGCGGCGAAAAGCTTCACCTAAACCCTTCATTGGTCTAGAAAGAACTGCCGGGCGGCCCGCTCGCCCCGCGCCTGACATGACCAGACCACCCTTCGGGGCCTGGCGAGACCGCAGCCTTCACCGGCCAGCCCTCCCGCCACGCAACCCGAAAGCACTCCGCGCTGCATGCTGGCGCTCGATCTTGGTACGACCTCAGGCTGGGCGATCCGCGGCCACGATGGTCTGATCACAACTGGCACGGCCAGCTTCCGCCCCGGCCGCTTCGATGGCGGCGGTATGCGCTACCTGCGCTTCACCAACTGGCTGACCGAGATTGATCGCCTGTCCGGACCGATCGAAGCCATTTATTTCGAAGAAGTGCGTCGGCACGCGGGCACGGACGCGGCCCACGTTTATGGTGGTCTCATGGCCACGCTGACAGCTTGGGCAGAGCTGCGGGGCGTGCCTTATCAGGGCGTGCCAGTTGGAACCATCAAGCGCCACGCCACCGGCCACGGCAATGCAAACAAGCAGGCCATGATCGATGCCGCCCGCAAGCGCGGTTTCAGCCCCGCCGATGACAACGAGGCGGATGCCATTGCGATCTTGCTCTGGGCGATAGAGACGCAGGGAGGGCTGGCCTGATGGGCATGCGGTTTACCCCCAAGGGTTACGGCGGCAATCGCCGTGACCCTGACCAGGTCAAGCGCGACGGCTGGCACGAGCAAGGCCTGCTCGCTGTCAGCGTCAGTGATGACCGGCTGACTTGGCCAGAGCGCGAACTTGTCGAACAGCTGGGGTCGAAACTCTATGGCAAGCGCCCGCGGGGCAGGGAGGTGGGCAATGGCCGATGACTGGACACGCGCCATGGTGGCTGACCGGTTGGAGCTCGCGGCCGAGGTCATGAAATCGCTGCCGCCCGTGCGCCCGCAAGGGTATTTCAACGCCTGGCCTGACTATGCGGCAAGCTTCGGTGACCAGGTCGGCCAGCAGCCGCGGGTGAAAAAGCCGTTGCCATCGCCGCGTATGATCACTGAGGCTGACGAGGCCATGCTATGGCTGCGCTGGCTGGACAGGGACGTCGCCCAGATCCTCTGGGCGCGATCCAATCGCTGGTCCTGGAAGAAGGTCTGCTGGCACCACGGTATCAGCCGACCCACCGCCAGCCGGCGGTACGAATACGGTCTCGCGGTGATCGCCTTGCGCCTGAACGGCAGGACGGTGCAGCGCAAGCGGTCGATGGAGTTCGTGATCGCGA